AGCTTTATTAGCTGCTAAGTCTGCTTTAGCAATCGCAGCATCAATACCATCGGCATCAATAGCTACACCAGCCGCAGTTTGCAGACCGATACCTAGTGTTCCAGAACCACCTGAAGTCCAAGCAGTTGTAACAACTAGTTTTGCCATAGTGATATAAGAACCTGCTGGAATGTAAGCTTCATTCGGTGTAGGTGCTACAGCACCCGATGCTACTAATGTTGCATCAGGTATATCTACCACTAGATATTTAACAGAGTTAAGAGCACCACCGTCATTAACGACAGTCCCTTCATCTCCGTTTGATAAGACATAAAGTCCATCTGAGTTTGTATAAGACATAAGTTATCCCCCTATATTGTTGGATTCGTAACGATACGAACCATGTTTTCAGGACGATACAACTTAACACCATAACGAGCAGTAGTTACGAACTCGTTTCTTTGGTAATCTTTGTTATACTCAAAGTCTACTTCTGGCTCTTGTCTCCATGCACCCACAAATGGGTTTACAGTTTGAGAGGCAGAGAAGAACAAGTTAGTCTTACCGTTTGTGCTGCTAAAGTTGACATTACCGCCACCTTCTCTATCAGGCAAAGCACTGTCTGTAGCAGTTGCACAGAAGTTTGAAGTATAAACATCAAACCCATATACACTTGCAACAAATCTCATTCCAGTAGCAATACCATCTCTTACAATACCTTCCCATTTAGGGTTGCTTGACACAGCCACTAGGTCGGTTAGAGTGTTGAGAGCAAACTCAACAGATGGATCAACTATAGCAATCAGATTTTGGTCTGGTACATTAGCCTTTTTAAGAGCATATCTAGCATAAGCAAAGTCAGCAACTTCGATTTTACCAGCATTACCCCCAGACAAACGGTGATGAACACCATCAATGTCTTCTTGAGAGTTAGCAGAAACACCGACTTCTGGTGCTGCCATTGTAGTTGTCTCAAAGTGAGACATGATTGCACGTTCTTGCTCAGGAACAAAACGAGACATTAATTCCGAAGAATAAAATACATCTTGTTCAGCTTTCTTCGTCATGTAAGTAGCTGAGGACAGATACTTGTCAACGGTGAAAGTAAAGTTTCCTGTATCAAGTGGACGGTAAGTAACTGCTGCATCTTCTGCATAGTTCTCTACCTGTGCTTGTCCGATAGATGGGATGTTAAATGTGTTTCCATCTGGGAACCCATCAAGCATACGGACGTACCGTTGTGCCATCATCTCATCTCTTAGTATCTCCTTCAGTTCGGCTGACCATAGATTAGTCCGAATGAGGAGAGCAGAGTTTGTCGTATTCATACCCGACATGAGGTTTCTCCTTTAGTTTCCAAACTGTTCCCCTAATCTTTGTTTATCCTGTAAGATTTGTTGTTGTACTTTTGGGGAATAGTATAGGTTTCGGTTTTCTCGTCTTAGATTTTGGTAGTATTTCCAATTTCTTTCTGACGAGGATTGCATGTTAACACTTTCTGTACGAACCGAACCTTGAACCATTGGCTTAAAGTCTTTCTTTGGTTCACCAATCAGACTAAAAAAAGCATTTGGAGATTCAGATGCGACTTCTTGAAGACGTTGCATACTAATTCCCAGTTCTTTAGACTTCTCTTTGACTCTGTTAAGAGCCTCCGTCCCAAAACTACTTTCTAGTTCCTGATCGACAAGACTTAGATTCTGTTTAATTACAGACTCTCTGTCTCTTTCAGATAGTGTTTTCTCTACAAGGCTCTTCAGGTCTGCCTCACTGACATTGGAGTTGGTGTTCTCCTGTACAGTGCCACCATTATTATTGTTTGGCATTGCAGTATTCGCAGTGGTGGGGTCTGCGGCCTTATTCTGCAATTCTTCTAGGAGTTGTTTAGAATAATCTTGTTTACCCAAGTCTTCTTTCATTTCTGAAAGTTGACGTTCAAGTTGTTCTATGTGACTATCGGCTTCTATTTTTCCTTTAGCCAGAACTTCAGGGTCTTTCCAATTATCTCCTTTGGCCTCTGCGAGTTTAGTAACATAAGATTCTACTGGTTTAGTTTCTTGTGTAGCTTGTAACTCTGGCTGAGGTGTGTCCGTGGTTGGACTGCTCTCAGTAAATACACTCATAAGTTATTCCTTACTTAAAGTAATTAATTTAAAAATGTCATCAAGCACTTGGTTGTACTCGTTAACACTCACTTGTCGAAGCTCCCAATTTGGAACTTCATAGTCACGAACAGAATCTTTTCTTTTATATTCTTGTTCGAGAATCCTTTTTAAATCATCAAAAGCATTTCTGTATCCTAATACTTCTGACTTTCTTTTTTCTTTTTCTTCAGTCTTGTAACCTTTTACCCATACGGAAAGCATTTATATTCCTTGTTCTTCTGCCATTAATAGTTGGTCTTGGTTTACCATCTCAGCTTCTTGTGCCTGTTGTTGAGTTTCTAATTGTTCTGCTACAGCTACGTTTTCTTGGAACAATGTAGGTTCTCCAAGTTCGTCAGCAAGTATCCTAGCAAACTCTTTACCAGATAAGTGAGTTGCAACACTAGGGTCTGCAAGTTTAATCTGATACAGTTGGGTAAGGTTCTGTACTCGTCTAGCTCTCTCTGCAAAGTGTCGAGCACCGACAGCTATAATTCTACCTTTAGCTGTTATATCGTCTTTAGTTATTTCTCTAAACAAAGTAGCACCAGTAATGTCGTCAACAACTCTCATTACATCACTCATGTTCATGTTTCGTCTTGATACTTCAAGCATTGCGTTTAGCATTGGCTCTAAGAATACTCTTTCAAAGTGAGCAGTTTTATGTTCAAATATTCTAGCTGAAGAGTTCTGTAAACTTTGTACTTCAAAAGCTGTTTTTTCTCCTGGTGTTCTAATACCCATAGCTTGTCGTGGAGCACCAGCCATTTCTTCCATTGTGTCTGCAAGGTTTTGTATTTGTAGGTCAGCTTGTAGAGCTGTTGTATCGGGAGACATGTAACCTACATCCCCTTCGTCACCAAGATAAATCCTAGCTCCTGGTTCAAATACAAAGTCTTCAACATCCCCTCTGATTTTTAAAATAGGGTAAGCTATCTGGTCAAACACATCTGCTTTTAGATTTTCTAAGTGGTCAATTCTGTATTGTAGTCCAACAAGATTATCTAGTGGCCCCATTGCATAGAGATTGTCAGGTCGTGGTCTCCACCCTGCATGAAAGATTGGTGCAGAGCCTAGCCAGCTAGGGTTTTCTTCGTTAGCTAAAACATAAGCCCTGTCTACAACAGTAATTATTCTGTCTGTAGATAGTTTACCTGTTTCTGCATCGTAATAATCACCATAAAATGTAAGAATTTCTACATAGTTAGACTCATAGTACTGTTGTATCGAGGAAAATCCGTCAGCAATATAACCATCAGCTTTTTCATAAGTACCACCACCTCTAACGGCTGCCCTTGCTTCCATCATTTTAGTAAAGACCCCATCCATATATTTTTTAGATGGATCTTTTTCAATCATTGATTTAATTTCACCTAAAGTTTTAATTGATTTAATAACCTTGGGTGTCTTTTCAAACTCTGCGGCAGCAGGATTAAACACAATGTCGTATGGGGAAATTCGTACAGCTTTAGGGCCGATATAATTAATAGTAGTATCGCCTTCTTCTTTAACTGTGTAGTTTTCTTCCCAATCTATTGTAGCAAAACAATTACCATACTGTATATAGTCGTACAACAAATCAGAAGCAGTATTAACAAAATCAGATTGACGTAGTTTATTATTAAGATAGCCTTGTATCACAATACGTTTAGCTTTAGTGCTGTCGTCTGCTGTAGTTCCTTCAAACTTCATCCAGTTCTGTTGTGGAAACAAAGATGCAAAGTAGTTAGCATGTAAGTTATCCATGATCTGTGTAAGTTTTGGAGTTGTTGTAGAGTTTGACCAAGGCAACATAGAGTTTGTAGTTGTTCGAGTGTCAGTAGCATAGATGTAGTTACGGAGTTCTTTCCATTCCTCAATCTTCTTCTGTCTTAAAGTATTCCACTCTCTCCACCTATTAGCTATCTCAACAGCCATGTGGTCAGGGTCGAGCATATACTCAAGTTCTATTGTTTCTCCTGCCATTATGCGGCTCCTCTAAATCTATTATTGGCCCAAACAATATTGTTTTTCATTGTACGATTAATACTTTTTGATGGTTTAATTGCAATATCAATAGCTGCAGCTAAAGCATCTTTTATATCATCGTGTGGTGGATGTCTGGACATTAACTCTTCTTCCAACACTTGTATATTTCCTCCACGATAGTGCCATATTTGTAGGTTATCATACCTTGGCTCTAGTGTCGCAGCTATACGTTCTTCTTTATTTCCTTGATGTCTGTTAGGTCTGTATTCATCTATACTAATTGACAACCCATGTTGTTTAATTAATTCTTTTAGCTGAACAACAATAGCTTGTTGTGCTACTGTAACCTCTGCTCTCATTTTTCTAAACGACCATTTAGTTGACAACTCTAGTATATGTTTAAAGTATTCAGATATTCTGTCTGTTCTAAATCTGTCTATATCTAAAACATAAATATTATTCTGAGAGTCTACTCCTACAATAACAAGTGCTGTGTAGTCTGCTTTCTTTGACAAACTAAATGCAAAGTCTACGGCTGCAAAGATATTTAATTTACTTTCTTTGTAGAACCAGTAACCACTTTCTTCTCGTAGATGTTTACGTTCAAAGTATTGAAACTTGTTTCTCTCTACTGGTACGTTGTCTGGATCACTAGGATCATTGTAATACTGTGCTTTAAACTGAGACTTGTCTAAGTACTGTCCTCTTTTTTTAGCTAGTATTTGTCGATTAAAACCAAACTGCTTACCGTCTTTTCGTGACTGTTGAGGCCACAAGAACTCTCCTGTTCCGTCCCCTCTGTCCTCAACAGCTCTTTCTAAAATTTCGTATATCTGTTCTTCAGATACTTTGTTGCCATCATCGTCATACTTGTCTTCAACCATTTTCATTAGGTTACTATAAAGATCAGAAGGATGATACCTTGTTCCTACAATCCATTCTCTCGCATTAGTTCCTTCAATCGAGGATAAGAGGGAGTACTGACTCTTAACTTTTTCTCTACCTTCCCCTGTGTAGGCGTTTTCATATACGACAACATCGTCCAAAACAGCAATGTCACAGTGCATACCAGTAAGTGAGGTAGTGAGACCACCTGTAAATATAGACGGATCACGAACATTTTCCTTTTTTCTAAGTGGGTGGTCTAACATAATTTCTGATGTTGTCCACCTAACACGTTTACCTTCTTCCTTTTGTACATGGTCAGGCCAGTATCTACGGAAGGTGTTTGATGTTAGTATTCCTTTAATAAATCCTAACTGTTTTTCTGCAAGGTTAGCTGTTGCAGATATATAAAGTATTCTAAGTGTCGGGTCTTTAGTTAACTCCCATGCTACACGATAAGCAATCATTCGAGACTTACCATGATCCCTTGGGAAAAGTAGTAGTTGGTGGGTCTTACTATTTTCTTTAGTCCACCACTGACACATATCTTCGTGACATTGTCCTAGTAATTGTTCAGGTGCAATAAGTTTAATAAAAGTAATTAGATCACTTTCTGCTGCAACTCTTATGTCATCTTGGGTTACTACCATGCTTTACAAGACCAATACCTAGCTTTTGTTTTAGGGCCAGGAGTATCACAGTTATGCCTAGCCCTAAAGTTTTTCTTTCTTCCAGGAATATTCTTTTTAATTGTCATGTTAGGATCACCGAAGGTAACTCGTTTTGTTTTACTACCGTCTTTAACGTAGACAACAGATTTCTTTTTACCGTAGCTTGTTTCTCCTTTAGAGATACGTCTAGGTTTATTTAACTTTACACTTTTACCTTGGTAAGCAGCCATTACTCTGGAGCTTTTTCTTTTAACACAATTCCTAAAATTCCTGAAGCAATACCAATAAAGATTAGTTCACCTACTCCACTGATTACACCTAATCCAACTATGCCAACACCAACGGCTGCGTAGCTTGAAGGTTCTTTAGCTCTTTGTTTTATCCAGTTTATCATTTTATTATTCCTTATCTAATTATCCAAGAGTGGATTTGTTAAAGCTTGTTTAATTTTCATATCTAGGTTTTCTTCTAGTGTTACAATTTTTAAATCAAGCCTGTCTACTTTTGAATCCATTCGTATTTCAAAAGAACTTATTACACCTCTAACGTCTTCGATGTTTTGTCTATTCCGTGATTCTTGCTTTGCCATGTCAGACTCAGCTTGGTCTAGGTCTTCTTTAACTTGAGTGTTCTGAGTGTCCATAGCTTTCTCTACACTACTTATATCAAGTTTAATTCTTCGTTCTTGCTTTTCAATACTATCTTCAAACGAATCTAAAGTTTCTTTTAATCTGTTTTCTTGTTCATTTATACTGACTTCTATTCCAGATATGTCTTCTCGTAGTTCTATCTTTGCATCGTGGACACTTGCAGATACATTAGCTACTGAAGACTTTATTGAATTAACCTGTTCTCTAATCATTTCGTTAACAAGTAAGTCTGCTTCTTTGAGATTACTAAACTGTTCTTCTATAATGTTTAGTTGGTTTTCTACCATTGTTATATGTTTATCAATGTGGCTAAGGTCAGGGCTTACAAAATTAGCTATCTTTTTTTCCATTGCCAAATATCTATTATAGGCTTCGAACCCCCCATACAAACCCCCAATAATTGTACCGACAAGGGGTATAATAAGGAGTAGTTT